TATAATATGTCGATTGCTAATCGTCTGATGGGACCTTTAGCACAAACAAATCATTTTTTGGTTACAATATCATCATTAACACCTGAAGTTGAAGGTTATCTTCAATCTTTTACAAGAGCTTCAGATATGAGAAGATTTTTGTCAGAAAGGTCTGGTATTTTGTGCAGTGATGCATCATTACCTACTACTTCATATGCGACAGCAGAGGTAAAGGATAATTTCATGGGTATTCCTCAACAGTTTGCTCATACAAGAATCTATACTGATATTGATTTTACTTTCTACGTTGATGAAGATTATACAATACTTAAAGTATTTGAAGGATGGATGGAGTATATTGCAAGTGGAGCAAATCCATTGATGCAACAACAAACAAAGTCATATTATCGTAGGATGAGATATCCTGATTCATATAAATGCAACACTTTGTATATAAACAAATTTGAGAAAAACTTTAAGAGAACGATGAGATATCAATTTATCAATGCTTTTCCAAAAGGCATGTCATCTGTTCCAGTAAGTTATGGAGCTGCTGATATATTAAAAGTCACCGTATCTTTCAATTATGACCGCTATATATTAAGAGGTTAAAATACCCATATAAATAATTTTAATGAATTGAAACATTATGCCATTACCTAAGATTAATACTCCAACGTATGAATTGACCTTACCATCGAACGGAAAGAAAATAAAGTACAGACCATTCTTGGTGCGTGAGGAAAAAATTCTTATTATGGCACTAGAAACTGAAGATCAGAAACAGATTACTGATGCAGTGATTCAGATTCTTTCATCATGTATAGTGACAAGAGGAGTTAAAATTGAAAAACTTGCGACTTTTGATATTGAATATCTTTTCTTAAATGTTAGATCCAAGTCTGTGGGTGAAACAATTAAAGTAAATATAATATGCCCTGATGATGAAAAAACATCAGTTGAGATACCAATTGATTTAGATTCGATTAAAATTAAAAAGGATAAGTCTCATACAGACATTGTGAAACTTGATGATACTTTATCAATGAAATTAAAATACCCATCTATGAAACAGTTTATAGAGAGTAATTTTGAAGCTGGTAAAGAAACCATTACTAATACTATGGAAGTGATTACATCATGTATTGACATAATTTATAATGATGAGGAAAGTTGGAATGCATCTGAGTCAACTCAAAAGGAACTTGAGGAATTTATAGACCAATTAGATACTAAACAATTTCAAACAATTGAAAAATTTTTTGATACCATGCCTAAATTATCACATAGAATTAAGGTTAAGAATCCTAAAACTGAAGTGGAATCAACAGTGGTTTTGGAGGGACTGGCAGCTTTTTTCAACTAGGTATGGCTCATACGAATCTAGAGTCATACTATAAAATAAATTTTGCATTGATTCAGCATCATAAATACTCATTGACTGAGATTGAAAACATGATCCCTTGGGAAAGGGAAATATACATATCATTACTTCAGCAGCACATTGAGGAAGAGAACTTAAAATCGCAACAAAGAAATGGATAAAACATCTCCCGTCTTTGAAAATTTTGAAAATAAAATGGCTGCCATGAGTGGTGGTCCTAAGATCAATAGGAGTACCTTTAAGATAGGTTCATCTAATCTAACGGAGAGAGTCGCCAATAATGAGAAGAAAATAACTACGTTAAAGAATATATTTAAAGCACAGAGAATACAGATAGGTGAGAAATTAACACCGAAGGTAAATGTATTAGAAGAGTCATTAATAAGAACAAATGCAATCATAACTGATGTTGCAGCACAATTAGAGAAAGATTTTAGTCAAAGATTAGATGCACAAAAAGCTTTGCTTGCAAAAGAGAAGCAAAATAAATTAGATGATAAACGACAGGACAAAGAAGGTAGAATAGAGGCAGTAAAGGTTGCTAAATTTGTTAAATCAACTGCAAGCACAGTAACTAAACCTTTTAAAAATATTTTTGATAAGTTACTAGATTTTGGAAAATTATTCTTAGCAGGTGTTGGAGTTAATGCATCTTTGAAATGGTTATCTAATCCTGAAAATCTTTTGAAGTTTCAAAAAATGCTTGACTTAATTGTGGAAAGACCATTAATTAGTTTGGCAGCGTTTGGTGGTGCAGCATTAATTATTTCTACAGTAATAAGTAAGATCATTGGTGGATTTAGAAAGGTAATATTTACATTATTAAATCCAATGACATATGTGGATTTATTTTCAGGTAAGACATTTAGAAACTTTTTGCCTAAGATGCAAAAGTTAATTAATAAGGCTGGTAAGAGAACCATGAAGGGTGCTTTATTGAAAAAAATTGCAACAACAGGAGTTAAGAAAACTGGAATTAAAGCATTAGGTGCTTTACCTTTGATTGGTAATTTTATTGATGTTGGTGCTGCGATTTATAGATTTAGTAAAGGTGATGTAGTTGGTGGTTTCTTATCATTAGGTAGTGCAATTCCTGTTTTGGGATGGGGTATTGCTGCGATTGATATTGCAAGAGAGTTTGGTGCATTTGAAGGTTCAATTCTACAGAAGCAACAAGAAACTGAAAGTAAAGCTATTGGTGGAAATGTTACAGCTGGAACATATTACAGAACTAATGATGGTCCTGACGGAGCAACAGAATATTTCAAACCTCACATGGGTGGTACAATATTAACTCCAATACAAGCTCAGAGAGAATTTAATTATGCAAGAACTCAAACAAATAACTTTGGTAATGGTCCAAGAATAACTACTGTAGATTTACCACCAGAATTTGTTAAAAAATCAGTTCCACAAACTAAACCAGGTAAAAGTACTGAAACTACACCTTTCTTAGAAACAACAGATTCTGGTAATCATTTCATTGCTGAACGTGTTGCATCAATTGGAGGTGTTGCATAATGTCGGTTGAAGATAGAGCAAAGGAATTAAATTCTTTAGCAGAAAAGATAAGAGGTTCTTTTACAAATTTTAATTCACAATTCAAATCAATATCAAATAAAAGAATTAGGTTAAAGAGAAATATAGCAGAAAGAAAAGAGAGAAATGCAAAATTAAAAGCATCATCATCCTCATTTGGTAAATCAGTTGATAGTGTAAAATCAAAAGTTGTATCAGGTCCTAGTAATATACTAGGAAAAGTTCTTGGATTTGCATCACTATTATTATTTGGTGTTACACTTGCCAACATCTTTAAAGTGGATAAAAAACTTGATACTGAAACAAACGTAATGAAAGAAAAATCTGATAATACAGGTAATTTTATTACGGGTATGATTGATGGAGTGAAAGGTTTTATAAGTGGTTTTGGTGGAATGTATAAAAAAGTTGATAAAGTCTTTGATGATGTAGATGATAGTTTAAAAGATGCTCAAGGTGAATTGAGTAAATTTGAAGGTGAATCTGGTGGTTTAGATAATTTTGATTTAAAAAAGATTTTAACAAATTCAAACGCAGATGACGATGATGATGAGGAAACTGAAGATGATAGTGTAGATCGTATATTTAAAAAACAACCTGCTTATTCATTACAAAGTGATCAATCAACTCAAAAAAATGCTAATAAAACAGCAGAAGAATTGAAGAAACAAGGTATTGAAATAACAAAAGAAACAAAATTACGTCCTGGTGAAAAATCGAGAATAGATAAAGCTGAGGATTTTTTAAAGGTGCTTGATGATAGAAAAATAGATATTAGTAAATTTAATGTTTCACCAGTGAAAGATACTTTTGAAATTGATGGAAAAACATACAGTGGTGATATTATTATTATCAATAAAACTTTAGTAAAAGAATAATGTCAGCAGCAGGTCCTTCAAATTACGAAACTCTCCGCATTGATAAGTCCAATGTGACGGAGGGACTTTTCGCTGGTGAAACAAATAAACAATTATCATATACTTTCAATACAGTAGATCCAAGTGTCAAGACTGTTCAAATTGAAGGTAAAACAATTGATTTTAATTATTTTGAAAGTATTTACTCTCCAATGATTACAGCACAGGCAACGATTGTTGATACAGGAGATACAGTCTTAGATAAGAAAGATAGATTAGGAACTATTAAAGATGCACTCCCAATCACTGGTGATGGTACAGAATTTTTGACATTTAAAATAGCAACGAGTAATAATACATTGACAACTAAACAACCAATGGCGATTACTGGATCTCCCTTAAGTCTTGATCAATCACAAAGACAGGTTCTTAATTTACCTTTAGTTTCTAAATTTATGATTGACAGTAGTAGTAATCCAAGACTTGGTTACTATGGTACAGGAACTATGGATGATGCAGTCAAAAAAATATTACAAGATAATGATTTACCATATTTACCTAAAAATATTGAAAAATCACGTACTTTAGATAAGGTTGAAGGAAAAAATGAAACACCTATAGACTTAATATTTCATCTTTGTAAGAAATGTAAACCAGTAAAAGGTGCACCTGGTTTCTTTTTCTATGAAACACAAGAAGGTTTTAACTTTAGATCAATCGAAGGTTTAATTGAACAAGGGATAAGAGAATTTAATGAAAACAAGGACATAGAAGAAGAAAGAACTTACTATTATTCTAATAATCAAAAACAAGATTTAAGTACTAATAGGATGGATTTTAAAGTTCTTAAAATGCCTCTTATTAAACGAGATCAAAATTTATTGACTTCTCTAAGAACTGGTGTTTATAATGTTCGTATTCAAACTAAAAATCTATTAACTGGTATATTTACAGATAATGTTGTTAATTTACTTGATAAAAACTCTACTTATCTTGGAGGTAAACCATCTGTAAAGGCTGGTCAGAATGAGAAACACTTAGAAAATTATTGTAGAACTTATAGTTATGTTCTTTCACCAGGTAGTCTTGATGAAGGAGTTGGCACAGAGATTACAAATAATCCAGCAACATATGAACCTCAAGCTCACATGAGATATGCGATGCTACATTCACAAGTAGTTGATATTGAGATACCCTGTAATGTGAGACTCATGGCTGGTAATGTTATTAAGTTAATGATAGAAAATGTTACTGGTGGTATTAAACAAGATAATAAAAATAACGAGCATCGTAGTGGTTTCTATGTTATTTTACATTTGAGACATCATTTTGATCCAAATCATTCAAGAACATTTCTAACACTCGCCCGTGATACTTACGGATTATATACTAGCACAAAATGAGCACACCAAGAGATACCCCATTTTCTAAACCAAATAGTGATTCACAGTATGGAAAAACGCCACTTGAGTCATGGGTTGGAACTGTTGTGTCTTATGATGCTCAAAAAGGACAAATTGAAGGTGGATGGGGTTGGAGATATAAAGTTAGAATTATGGGTGATAATACAAAGACTGATCAAATTACTGATCAGCAACTTAGTTATGCTTATGTTTTACTTCCAAGCACTGCTGGTTCTGGTGGTGCATATAAGATGAGATCAGTCAGAATTAGTCAGGGTGACTTTGTTTATGGTGTTCGTGGTGGTGGTGCTGGCGCACCAACCATGATACTTGGTGTGTTTCCAAGAACAAGAAATCAAACTGCTGGTTCAGGTAATTTTGCAAATACTTCAGGATTTACTGGTGCACTTCAGAAAACTAAGATTCTAGGTGGTGAATTTAATGAACAGGTAGGACCTTCTACACCAGGTGTGAATGTCAAACCACTCAGTCAGAATAAATCCAACAGTCCTGATACATCTGT